ATACATCAGAACCTGTAACTGCATCTAACATGATTGATAAGCTACATGAGATTGCTGCAGATCTTGGTTTATCTGGTTGTGAAATTTTTCCAAAACAAAGAAAAATAATGGTGCATAAAAATGATTTGGGTAATTGGTTAAACATACCTTACCAACAAGCAGCAAGAACTACTCGTCATGCCATATATGATAACGGTATGGGTGTTCCAATAATAGAATTTTATGCTTGGGTACAAAAATTTAGAATTACAAAAAAAGTATTTGACGAAATTAAAATTGCTACTGATGGCTTTCCTTTGGAAGATGAGTTTGATCAATTTCCACCATGCTTACAAGCTTTGATTAGAAATGGCTGTGAGGATGGTTTTAGAAATAATGCTTTGACAGGTTTTGCTACTTTAGCTAAAAAAAGAAATCCTGAGGGTTGGCAGAAAGAAGTTTGGGAACGTAATGAAGGATTCAATCAACCACTGCCTGCAAGAGAAGTTCAAGCGTTGATAACTCAATACGAAAAAAAAGAATACCAATACAAATGCACTGATGCTCCTCTAAAAAATCATTGTAATTCAGCTGTATGTAAAGAATTAAAATATGGAATTGATAGTGTAGATTACTTACCTACCATCGATTCGTTTCAAGTTTTAAAGACAAAGCCACCAATTTATTTTTTAACTATCGATAAAAAAACAGTTGAACTAACTGGTAAACAATTAAATCAACAACAACTTTTGTCAGAACAATTATTTGATCAGGCAGATATTGTTTGGCAAAAAGTAAAAGATAAAGATTACAGAGTATTCTTAAATAAATTAAAATCTATGCAACAACCTATAGAGGGCTATGATGAAAGTAATGAATCTGAAGAAGAATTTAAAGATACTATGATTCAATTTACGCAAGAAACTCAACAAGCAGATAATGCATCACAAGTCGAAGCTGAGATGTGGTTTTTACATGAGAAAGTAATTGTATTTAAATATAGAACTTTTGAAAGATTTATAAAAAAATCTGATAAGGCAGCTAAGAAATTTGAAATTATAAGCATGCTTAAAAAGAATGGTTGTACCAAGCATGACTATTACGATAAATTAAAATTAAAATATGTTTGGTTGTGCAACAAGATAGATGAGCCAGTCATAGAAAGATCTAATATTGTATTTAAACGAAAGCAGGCTCCATTTGAAAAACAAAACGATTAAAATATTTGGGCCACCAGGGACCGGTAAAACTACAACTTTATTAAATAGATTAGATAAATGGTTTAGCAGAGGCATACTGCCAAGAGAAGTTGCTTACTTATCTTTTACTAATAAAGCTGTCAACGAAGCAAGAAAAAGAGCTAACAAAAAATTTCCTGATTGCGATGATGAGGATCTAGGCAATTTTAGGACCATACATAGTTTTTGTCGTAAGTTCAGAAAGCAAGTGCCTGTGATAGATCCTGAAATAGATATGGTTGAGTTTGCACAAAATTTAGGAATGTCTAAGCCTGCATATGAAAGTTATAATGGAGTACAGGTTTTTAACGATTGGTCTTTGCGTGTATACGATAAATCTAGAAATAAATTAATTACACCAGAACAACAATTTGTCTCTGAAACAATAAAACGTGCAACACTTCCTAGGTTTCAATTAATTTATCAACAGTATGAAATATTTAAACAAGACCACAGAGTAGATTTTACTGACATGATTACTCATTTTATTAAACACGAAACTGCGCCCTTTCTTAAAATATTAATTATTGACGAAGCGCAGGATCTTACGCCCTTGCAATGGCAAATGGTGGACAAGTTAGCTAAAAATTCTGAAAGAATTTATATTGCAGGAGATGATGATCAAGCTATCTTTGAATGGAATGGTGCTGATGTAAATGATTACATAAAATTTCCTGGTCGTAATTACATTTTAAAACAATCACACAGAATACCAAAAGTTGTTCACGAATTTAGTTCTTATATTTCTGACATGATTAAACCTAGAGTTTCAAAACAATTTTTACCTTCTAACAAAAAAGGTTTTATTAAAACACATTCCTCTTTTTTAGATATATCTGATATGATTAGTCAATCAGATGGTGACTGGCTTATACTTGGTAGGACTCAAGAAATTGTTAAGGAGCTAGAAGAGATGGCTCGTCAATCTGGTATTTTTTTTCAGAACACAAAAGGTAAAACATCAT